CGGCCTGATGCGGAACGAAGACCACGCGCCGGTAGCCATCCAGACACGCCCAAAATAGTCTTTGTAGTAGTAAACGGGTCTGTTTGTTATTGTATCTCTGAACCGATATTCCAGCCGCTCCATCGGTCGTCCCCCGGTAATGCGCATTAGTATCCGCTTCACAAGATCGTCAGTCATCTGTCTTTCCCCCTAGTGCGTTGCGGGCGATCTGCCTTAACGTCTCGACCCACATTTGACCTGAGTTTCTTGGGTCTAATTCTAAGGTTTCAATCTCCCGCAGCGCCGCCTCCAGCTTCTCAATGCGGTCGGCGGCTTCTTTATATCTGCTGGGGCGATACGGCCCGTACTGCTGCCAGTGTCGCAGCCGTGCCATTAGATTGTTAGTCACGCGTCCATCCTCTTTGCGTTGAGCAGCACCAATGTCCTCCGGCGCTGCTCTTTCTCGCTCATCTTGAAGTCGATGAACCGACGGAACCAGTTGATGTCCTTGTAATTGACAGGCTCGCCAGACATTTCTCCACACTTGGAACACTCTAAGTTTGTTGCACCTGCGGGATATACGGCTACCCAGTCATGGGCGCACTTCATGCACGCGACGTATTGCGCCGTGTGCGGGCGATGATCGTCAAGCTGAATTATTTGAGTCATCTTTTTTCTCCTCCAGTGCTTCGCTGGCGATCTTTCTTAACGACGGCGATGGGTATTTTTCTACCTCCCGCAGCGCCGCCTCCAGCGTCTCGATGCGATCGGCTGCGTCACACAACAAAGCAGCAACCGTCTCCTCCCAATAATCTCTCAACTCGTCAAGCCGCTCCGCAAAAGTGTCAGTCATTTTCTTTCCCTTTCCGCGAACGAGGTGCTTCTCTTTTCATAATTTTGGCGCGGTACTCATTAGCGATAAAAAACTTAATTGGGTTGCCGTCCTCGTCTTCTTTATCGCTATAATCCACTGACCAATCTTTGTGGTTGTATTTGAGCTGCTTTTTCACTGTTGTCTTTATCAGTTTAAGTATTCTATCGTTTACGGCATACTGGCTGAAGCAAATACAACGAATCTCAAGCAATAACTCACGCATTATGTAGACTTCTTCCGAAGCCTCATTCAGCTCATTTTCTGATTCTTTAGAATATTCTTTCAAATCTCTTCTGAAATTGTCAAACTCCTTTAAAAGATCGTTACTCATGTTGACCTCCCCAAAACATCCCGCGCCATTACCATTAACGACATTGCCCGATTGGGTTCTGGCACACCATCATCGCCGTCCACGACATCTGAATAGTCGTCAACGAACTCCATCAATTCTTGTATGACGCCCTCAAGCCTGGATATGTGGGAGATCGGCTTTACGTCTAGCGATGCTAGAACAAGAGCATCAATTGTTTTGTTAATCTTTGGGGATTTTGTCATTGTGTATCTCTTGGTTTGGTTTGATTTTGAGATATTTTTAGAATCAGATTCTTTGCTTCATCTGCTCCGTGTCCGACGATCACTCTATCTCCTAACGTTGTCAAATACTGATGCCAGTCTTTTTGGTTTTTTTCCACCACACCACCTTTTACTCGTTTCATTTCAATCCACAGGCGCCAGGCTGGCACATATAAGTCAGGGACTCCGGCGCTAACGCCTTCAACCTTTAGCCTTGCGGCTGTTGCAATGCCCCTGGCTCCTCCATTCGGAATTGCAAATATGCGCACGCCGTCAAATGTTTGTCGAAACCATTTGACAAGCTCGCGTTGTTCAAAATGTTCGCTTGGGATTTCTTTTGTCAAAACGGCGGCTCCATAGACCATTCATCACATTGGTTTGCCACTTGAGTAAATTCTTCCGGTGGCTCCATACCGAACACACCGCACCGGCCATTCTCACTGTAATTCATGCAGTTGTGACAAAATCTAGGTGGGCCTTTGGCAAATAGTTCTTCCATCATTTTTTGGTGTGCGTCTAACTCTTCCGGCTTCGCATGTCTCATGCCCAGCTCCTACTCATAACGCGGAAAAACTTTCCGTCTTTTTTGTATTCGATAATTTTAGGCGGCGCCCCAGTGTTCAACGCTCCTGACATCGCATCCAAATTTGTCTCCATCAAGTTGATTTTAGCCCTTGATAGATTGCTGAGATTGAAGACAGAATGCATGGCTTTTTCGCCAGCATACCCATCGTGGCTGACCGGAAAATACTCAATAATTGATGGTTCTGAAAAGCCACCATAATAGGATACAGAAAGCATTTCTTTCCCGCTTGTGCGGCTGATGTGCTTGCGCCACCGCCACTCAGTAACATTCATTTTGTTGCCACCTCCTCCCATAATATCATCATGCCGCAGCTTTAATTCCAACTTTGCACTAATCTCGAATTGATAGCCGCAGGACGGGCACTCTGTGGCGCTTATGTGGACCAACTCGTTGCATTGGGGGCAGCACTTTACAGGGGCTTCCCCAGGCTCGTCAGACTTCTTGTTGGGCGGCTTCACTGCCGTGATTGGCCCATGCGTAGCTACGATGCCCGCAAAGTCTAACACCATGCAGTGATCCGTGTGAGATTTCGGGCGCATCCCTCGGCCCGCCATCTGCATATATAAACCAGGGCTCATCGTAGGGCGCAACATAGCGATCAGGTCAATGTCTGGGTAGTCGAACCCGGTCGTCAATACATTAGCGTTGGTGATCGCCCGCAACGCCCCAGACTTGAAGTCAGCCAGAATCTGCTCGCGCTCTTCCTTCGGCGTCTTGCCAGTCACGCAGGCCGCCGAAATGCCTTTCTCCAGCAGGACACTTGCCACATGTTGTGCGTGCGCTACACCGGCGCAAAAAAACAGCCACGCCTTGCGATCTCCGGCCCATTCAATGACCTCATCCACCACAGCTATGTTTTTAGGCGCAATGTCTACCGCTGCTTGCAGTTCGCTCTCAATAAACTCACCGCCGCGTTTTCTCACGCCAGATACGTCCAGTTTTTCCTTCGTGTGCTTGCTGCGGAGCGGCGCCAAGAATTTTTTGTAGACGAGTTCTTCAATGCTGACCGGCATCAGCAGGGCGTCAAACATGGCTGGCTTGTCTGTGATGTAACCGTGGCCCAGACGAAATGGAGTTGCGGTCAATCCGATTACACGCAGCCTCGGGTTAATCAGAACCAAATCTTCCAGAAACGTGCGGTATTGACCCGCCTGTTTGTGATTCACCAAATGACATTCGTCTATGATCACCAGATCGACATGGCCAACCTTATCTGACTTTTTGCTGATCGACTGAATGCCAGCAAACGTAATTGGTTCGCCCAGATGTTTCTGACGCATCCCGGCTGAGTAGATTCCAAGCGGGGCATCTGGCCAGTGCTGGCGCAGTTTCTCAGCGTTTTGCTCGATCAGTTCTTTCACGTGCGTGAGCATGAGGATCTGCGTCTCAGGCCATGATTGCAGAGCGTCTTTACACAGCGCCGCAACGATGTGGCTCTTGCCTGACCCGGTCGGCATTACAATGCACGGATTGCCGACGTTGCCAGCGTCAAACCACGCGTACAGATCATCAATTGTTTTCTGCTGGTAGTCACGAAGTTGGGTCATGTTTCACCACCTTAGCACCGGGCCAGATTTGTTTGATTTGATCGACGGTTGAGTTGGCGCAGCCCGAGGCGTTATTGATCATCTCCTGACTGCTGATCTTGCCCTCGCCATTTGTCAGCAGAGCCCCGTCAACTTCGTAAACTGCGTGCCAGTCCATGCCACTGTCCAACATGCGCCATGGCACCAGATCAGGATGCAGCGTGTGCGAATCGCAACCTTGGCGCTGGTACTCAACCAGAATGTCGTCCGTGTCATACCGCTCACACCGCCAGGTGCTGTCGGCTTTCGGCGTGCTGTGCGCGCAGGTGCGGCAATTCACATGCTCAGTTAATTGCGTCTCGTGACAAAACGAATGAGCCGCGCAAAACCTGCACTGATACCAGCTAGGATCGGTTGATATAGGGGGAGGCATACGCTCAGACAGCGCGAGGCGCTTGCCCTTATCGACAAGTTTCTCAGCCAACTCTTTGTTGAAGCGAACACGCTCGGTATAGAGCCGGTCGTTGTCTTTGCAAACCGCCACATACAAAGCGCGGTCAATCCCAGTCCCGTGCATGTAGATTTGCATCTGAGCAAAATGCTCCGGTTTTGATTTCTCAACACCTTTTGCCTCCATATCAATAAACGATTTCAGTGAATGCGTTTTGAACTCGCCGATGTGGCGCTTGTTCGGCGCGTCAGGCACGCCACTCTCAATGATGGCGTCAATGCTGCCGGAGACGTGCGATCCAAAATCAACGCCAGCCTGCGCCGCGACCGGCTGCACAACAATCCCTGCCGAGCGCAGGTCCGCGATGATGTTCGCCTCTTCCTGATGCCCCCGGCGAAACAAGCGCAAGATACGTCCTGGAAATGTTGGTTGCACCGCCCAGCGAAACGACAGCCACATCCAACGCTCGCACGGGTGGCCTAGCATCGAGGCGCCCATGTGAGGTCGCGGCTTCTGGACACGGGCCTCGTGCGTTTTGTCGATCAGGTTTTCAAGGGTGTGTTCGCGGCTGGGAATTTTCATCATTTTTCCCAATTAACCAAAGTATTGCCTGCGTGTTGATAAATGTTCAATGTGGAGTGCCTAATACAATTGTCACACCAGAATAGTATACGAAGACCTCCCTCTTTCGGGGACGGGTTGTTTTTGTTTTCTCTTGAAATCAAGACTTCTTTGTTTGCTACGCTGACAAACAAAGGGTTCAGATCCTTTTTTTTCCTGTCATGCACAGCAACGCTGGCATGTTTCAATTTATCGCTGAGACAATATTGGCACGCTAAGCGCTCGTTAATGGTAATTAAAACACTCATCCCACCCTCCTTCAAATTTGAGATATGCCCCGGCCATTGCTGACCGGGGTTTTGATTACTTCTTTGCCGTTCTAGCCCAGGGCGGTGCCGCCTTCGCGGCGGCAGGTGATGATGCAGCGGGAGATGACGCCATCTTTGGGGGCGCACCGCCAACTATCGCCTTAAACCCATTGACCCGATTTTTGTCGCCGTACTGCTCGGATTTCTCAATGCTCAACTTAATTTGTAAACTGCCGCCAATGAGTTGATCTGTGTCATCAGCCATCGTTAACCCGATTGCAGTCAGAATCTGACCAAACTGCTGCAGACCGATCTCTTCAGCTTTTGCTGAATCATTGCGTATGTTCAAATTGCCAAAAACAACGCGCCCTTGATGCGTCGGACCCGTGATGTCGTATCGGACGGCAATGTATGTGCCGCTGCCGTTCTTTGTAGTTTTCAGCTCTGCGCCAGTAATGGTCGCGTTGTACCATCCCGGTGGCAGTGGCTCGTACACACCCGTGCTGCTTTTCGGGAGCGTCTCAACGTCAAATGTTTGACCTAGATTTGCCATGAACTTAAACGTCCTTTGTAATATTGAATGACGGCCGACCCGGCGTCGAGGTTATTGCGCGTGCAAAGACTTTTCTGACGTTGTCGCCAACGCCGCCGTCCCACGCGGTCATGTTCAGTTCTGGTTTCCAGCGAAAAAGCAGGCTCAAATGATCCTGCATGTCATGCTCCGCTGCGATTTCTTGGGCTAGATCGCCGTCAACTTTTCGGTTGATCCGACAAGCGATTTTGCTGAAGGAACGGATTACTATGTACAGATCGCTGCAACAGTTTTTAATGATACATCGGGAAATAGTTACGATGGAATAACGGATACTACGACATGGAATTTTACGGTCAATGATATAAC